ACAGCCGGCACACCGGCACGCCGGATCGCCGACACATACCAAGTGCGGTTCGACCGTGCGGCGGTCACCGACTGCAACCTCGGCGGCTCACCATCCTCCACGAACACACGCTCCTCCGGCCCGCGCCCGTCCGTCACCCCCAGCAGCGCGTCGGCGACGACCTGCGGCATGGGCACACTGCGCACCTCACCGTTTTTCGGACTGCCCTCGACCCAGCCGCTGCCGACCCGCACGAGATTCGACCGCACCTCCACACGGCCACGCCCGTAATCCACGTCACCCACACGCAGGGCGCACATCTCACCCCACCGAAGCCCGCAAACCCCCAACAGCAGGACGAGCGCGCGACGCTGCACACCCAGCCTGCGCCCCCGTAGACACTCATCCGCCAACCGCATGAGCTGCGCCACCGTCAAATACGTGCGCACGGCCTTTTTCCGCGGCTTGCGCGGCAGCGTGATACCGTCCATCGGGTTGCGCACGATACGACGGTCCTGCACCGCGATCGAGAGGATCCCGTCCAGAATGTTCGCCGTCGTCCGCGTCAGACTCGCAGACCTCCGATCAGCCAACGCGCTCACCCAATCCTGCAGCATCGCCCGCGTCACCCGGTTCACCGGCACCTCCGCGAACCGCGGCGCGATATGCGTCCGCCACCGCGAATCCACCGTATGCGCCTGCGACGGCTTCCAGATCGGCGACCGCTCCGCCACAAACTGCTCATAGAGCTGCCCGACCGTGACCATGCCCGCCTCATGCGACACAAACATGTCCGACGCCTTCGCAGCCGTCACATGCTCAGCCATCCACAGTTCCGCGTCCCGCTTACGCGCGAACCCGCGCTTACGGCTACTGCGCCCGTCCGGTTTGAGATACCGCACCTCGAAACGCCGGCCACTTTGTGTCTCATAACTCGTGATATTCGCCATACCCGCCTCCTACAACATTGCCAGTGTCGGATCATCATGCAGGCGCTCGCGATACGCCTCGACGACCCACGGGAGCACGCTCAATTCGCGAGCAATGCCAACGAGGTTGCCCTCATACACGGTCTCCGCGTACGCATATTCCACCGGATCGACGAGCATCATGGCGGCCTCCTGGTCAGCACGCCGCTCCACCCACTTATCCACGCGACAGCCCGCATCCATGTGGCGCGCGTGACTGATCTCATGAGCCAGCACACAGCACAGCTGGACGCCGCATAGACGCGAGTCGAGCAGGATCAGGTTCTTTTTTCGGATGTACACGCCCTGCATGCCGTTGTGCAGCCGCGCTTCACCCAGCCGGCAATACTGCGTGGCCGCCTCCATTAACGCTTCCTCAGACGTCAGATTCCCCTTCTCGTAAGTAACAGGGGCCGACATCGACCCCTGTTAGGACTGCTAAACCTCAATTCCCTCGAATTCGAGGGAATTGAAATCACTCTCCCGAATGCCCGTACGATTCCAGACGACGCTCGTTCCGCAGCGTCTGCTTTGTATCGTTCGTGTACTTCCTCGCGGCCTTGCCGAGCCCCGTGTGCTCGATGGCTGCGACAACCGCGTACTTCACCAGGAAATAGAAGATTGCCGCGCTGATGGCAAATGCGATGAGTCCAAGCAGAAAAGCTTCCATGATGCTTCCTCTCCTATAGCTGTTTATTTCTTGAGGTATTTAAAGTAAGTGGTGGTTTTTGTGGGTAATGACCGGTTGACGTGTTGTGCCTGGCGTGCTGCCGGTGCTTTTTGCGGGACCGTCTGCGACGATGTTCGCATATCCAGTCACGCCACTATGGGTATGGCTGCAGCCTTCGCTCGCCATCGTGTCCACATTCCCCTCTCCCTTCTTTTTGGACTGGATTTATGGCATATCCTCGTATGCCTGCTGTTCGGCCTCGGTATCGCCGTACTTGGCAGCAATGTCGAATTGGTCGAGGTGGTCTGCAATCCACTGCGGGTCAGGCTCATCGACGCCAATGTCCGTGCCCTGCTCGATTTCCTTCGCGCGAATCATCAAAGCACTTATGGCCTCGAGCGTGGAGTACCCGCACAAATCGCAGATCGCGATGAACTCCGACAGTCGCACCGGAGCACGCCGGCCGAGCCGAATATCCCTGACGCGGTTGTATGAAACCTGCCCGCCGAGTTTCTCCTCGATGTCACGGTAGGAGAGGTCGGTCTTGGACAGCATACGGTCAATGATGTCCCGCGCCGCGTAATCGCGGGGTGTCCATTCAATCTTGCTAGCCATATGTCAAATGATAACACGTGACGACACGCCGTGACACTTGCGTGTTGCCGTTAACACGTGTTATCTTTTAGCCATGACGTTAACACGTGCAAACAGCACAGCCGCTTCGGCGATTAGAAGCCTCCGAGTCAAGGCGTTGCTCGATGAGGTGCCGAAGACAGAAATCGCCAAAGAAGTCGGACTCAGCCGACAGACAGCCGCCAAGCGACTGAAATCAACCGACATGAGACTGTCCGAGTTCATCGCCATAGCGGAGATGCTCGGCGAAAACCCCGGACAGGTCATCGTGGACGCAGCCAACAAAGAAAAAGCGTCTGCCGCAGCAGACGCCAAGTCCAAATGAAAGGAGCCACCAAATGGACACCAATCAGATTACACAGTTCGACTTCCGTGGCGCAACCGTGCGCGTGCTCACCGACGAGCAGGGGGAGCCGTGGTTCGTCGGCAAGGACGTCGCCAAAGTCCTCGGATACAGCGACGCAAACAAAGCCGTTGCGATGCATGTCGACAACGAAGACAAGAAACTCAACGACAAAACGTCGTCGAGTTTCGGACAGAGGGGAGCGACCCTCATTAATGAGTCTGGTCTCTACAGCCTCATCCTGTCCTCGAAGCTCCCGCAGGCACGCGAGTTCAAACATTGGGTGACCAGCGAGGTGCTCCCGCAGATCCGTCGCACCGGCGGGTACATCCCGGTCAACGACACGGACGACGAGAAGCTGATCCTCGCGAAAGCGGTCGGCATCTTCCAACGCACCGTACGCGAGAAGGACCGGATCATCGAAACCCAACGCAACCAACTCGAAAACGCGAAACCGTTGGCGTTGCTCGGAGAGGCGTTCGTCGGAACGGACGGCACCATGAGCGTCACCCAAGCCGCACGCCACCTGCAGACCATCGACCGCACCATGAGCCGCGACACCATCTACGGGATCCTGCGCGGCGCCGGCTACATCGAAGCCAAAGGCAACAGTCCGACCATGAAAGCGATCCGCCCCGGCTACCTCGTCGCCAAACAATACGTCAAGGAAGGACGCAAACTCGGCACACCCTACGCACGGTTCACCACCAAAGGCCTCAACTGGTTCATCCGCCGCTACATCTACGGACTCAACCAACCAACACTGGAAGGAACAGGACAATGAGCGTCAACATCGACATGGACCGTCTCAACGAGCACGACCGCAGTGTCGCCGCGGAAACCATCAACCTCGTCTACGAGGATCTGAGCAAATGGGATGACGCGCTGCGCGTCAACCAGATGCGAGCCGAAGACGCCTGTCACTTCAAGCAGGCCGATCGCCTGCAGGACGCGCGCAGCCACTACCAAGGTGTTGTCGACCGCATCCTCACCCCACTGCTCAACCGCATCGCAGCATTCAAAGACCCTGACGACGAGGTGATGGAACCATGAGCGACACCATCATGGGTGCAGGCAGTTGGTGGACACCACGGGAAACAGCCGAATTCCTCGGAGTCACCGTCGCCACCCTCGCCAAATGGCGCAGCCTCGCCACCCACCCAGACCTCCCATACGTCAAATACGGCCACAACGTCCTCTACGACCCAGAAGCCGTCCGCCACTGGTTCCACAACCGATTGAAACCACGAACCTCCACCCACATAGAAGACTGCACACGAACCCAGAAACTAGTCAGGAGCCGATCATGACCACAATGAGCATGCGCGAACGCCGCGAGAAAATCGAGCAACTCGTCAACCAGAATCCGCGAGTGCAGACATGCGCCAACATGTTCAACGAAGCCCAGGCGCACATCAGCCAGTGGTATGAGCACAATGACGCATTGTGCGCCACCGATGGCGCGCTCAACGAACTCGATAATCTGCTCACCTACAGCGAGGGATCACTCGATGACCTCAAACGCGCCAAAACCACCGCCTACAACCAGCTCATGAGCTTGTTTCCGCGCGTCTGGGACACCAGTTGCGACGACCCATTCGACATAGGCACACAGGACAGCACGACCGAGGCCGGCGCAGAAACCGAGGAAATGGAAGAAGTAGCCAAACTTGGTGGAAACATGCCGGTGTTCACCATCAGTGCTGACAAGTTCGTGGATCTCTTTGACCAAGTGGAAAACTTCTACAAAGCGCGCACCGAACTCTGCGAAGACGAATTTTCACTTGATAGCGCCATCTCACGCGAAGGACTCAATGCAGTACAGCACCTTCACAGACAACTACTGAAGCTCATCGACCAAGCCAAGGAGGACATGAATGCGTAACGTCAAGCATTTGTTCGCTGGCATTGGTGCGTTCATCGTCGCCCTGCTCATGGTCTGCGGGCCCGGCGCATGCCACACACCACTGCTCTACATGCTCGGCTGGCTCGTGTACATTCCACTCGCCACGTATGCGCTCATCCCACTCATCGACAAGATCAGCATGAGCGTGGATCGGGCGATACGCGAGGAGCAAACCCATGGGCGAAACTGACCATGCCACACTGTGCACACGCGCCGTCGTGTTCAGTGTGCCCGGCACGCCGATACCAAAAGCGCGTCCACGCGTCTACGGCGGGCGGGGCATCACCCCCAAACGCACCAAGGACGCCGAAAAACACGTCCGCGACCAGTTCAAAGCACGCTACCCAGAGTTCACGCCATTCGACGAGCCGATACAACTCGCGGTGACGTTCTGGCTGCCCGACAGGAAAACCCGCGACATCGACAACCTTGTCAAACTCGTCCAGGACGCGCTCAACACCATCGCCTACACAGACGACCGGTGGATCCACGAACTGCACGCCCACCTCATCCAACCCGACCACAAAGTCATAGGCGCCCGGGGATGGCGCAAACGACGCGCAGGCGACCCGCTCACATGGAGACGCACCCTCTACGAGCCGCACACCAGCATCAAAATCCAACCCACCAGTATCAACCACAAATAAGGAGAGCGCGCAGTGAGCCAGCCGAAACACAAGGCGTATCTCGGGTGCTGCCGCACATGCGGACCATTGGGGGCGCCAAACACGCTCACCATCATCGACGACCGCATGCTCGCCCACCGCAAAACCAACCCAACCCACAAAGTGTATTACCTGCCCGTCAACCCAAACACTCAGAAAGGACACATCTCATGACCACCACAGAGGAAACCATCGACCTGACGCAGGCCGCCATGCAACTCGCCGACCTCAAACAGCAGAAAAACAAAATCGACCAGCATATCGCAGCTCTGACCGAGGTCATCCTGCGGCACACGCAGGACGGCCGATACGAGGCGGGCGACCTCACCCTCACCGTCACGGCCGGCAACCGCACCATCGACCCCGTGAAGTTCATGGGCCAATTCCCCGTCGAACAATACCCGGAATACTACGAGCTCAAGCCCAAAGCGTTGAGCAAGGTCGAGAAACTCGAAGGCAGTGCGCGCATAGCGGGCTGCGTCCGCCAGGGAGCACGGAAGGTCACCATCAAATGAGCAAAAACAAACACCCAGAGAAACACCTCGAAACCAAAATCAAAAACATCGTATTCGACGCGATCTTCCTGTACGACAAGTCGAAAAGCGGCGACGTGTACCTGTTCAACGTCGCCGACATGAGCGACATCGTGAAGAAGATCACGGACGGCATCGTGGAGGCGCTGTCATGACCTACGGATCCTACATTCCCGGCCATGAGCGCATCGACATGTGGGAACCCGACGACTACTGCACGCAATGCGGGTGCGGGCTCTCCGCCATCGACATCGCCAACCAGTGGCGCATCTGCCAATGGTGCGCCCGCGAAAACACCAACAACGAACGCGCAGAATACGCGCACGACGACACCGGAAAGGAGGAAAACCCAGATGACTGACACCACCACGCAGGCGGTGCTCGCCGTCGCACAAGCCCAACAAGACGCGCACACGCCCCACATGCCCGACACCATGCCCGCAACAGGCGAGTGGATGCCGGCAGACCAATCACTCGGCGTATGGCCCACCGTCCGCGAGCACATCGTGGACATGGTCACACACCAGCCACGCAGCCTGCAGCGGGAAATCGGCCCGAGCGAGCTCGGCACACAATGCCTCCACTGCCTCGCCCGAAAACTCACCGGGCACGCGACAGAGGAGATCCGGGACGTCGCATGGCTGCCATTCATCGGCACCAGCGTCCACGCCCAGCTCGAACGCATGTTCGGTGGATTGGACGGGTATGAGACCGAGCGAACGGTGCTCGTCGGCAACCTCACCGACGCGCGCCCCATCACCGGCAGCATCGATTTGTGGGACGAACACAACAGCGCGACCTGCGATTGGAAAATCGTCGGCAACAGCACACTGGACGATGCGCGCCGCCACGGACCCAGCCAACAATACAAAATCCAAGCAAGCCTGTATGGCATCGGCATGAGCCACACCCACCCAGTGGCCGCCTCATGCATCTTCTATTTGCCCCGCAACCAGCCCAGCCTGGACGCGGCATGGATCTACGAGTGCCCATTCGACCCACGCCCCGGCCAGTGGGCACTCGCCAGGGCACGCCTCATCCTCACCCTATACGACAGCATCCGCGTCGAATACGGGGCCAACATCGCTGAACAGTGGGTGAACGCGTTCCCACGCAACCCAGAGCATTGCTTCCGCTGCCGGGACGAAGCGCAACGTAAAAACCCCGCCGACCTCGCCTCACTGATCGGCACCAAAAACGTGGACGCGGACACACGGGCATTGGCTGACAACCTGCCAGCCATGCCACGCGCACTCCTCAACGTCCCACAGGCCGACTAC